TTGCCATTGGTATCAATGACATCGCCTACTAACTTTAGATTCTTACCGCTACCGATATTAAGACCGACCGATGTTCCAGTACCTGCTGCTGCAAAGATTGCATCAACCGAGTCCAGATCGGTATTGATCTTCGTACCCCATGTATCTGTACTAGCCCCAACTTCGGGCTTAGTAAGTAATAGGTTCGTTGTTGTGGTATCTGCCATAGTTCACCTCATTTTTAGACTTGCGTCCATGTTTCTGAATTGTCCGATATTTCTGACCAATTTTCCGATGTGTCGGAGACGGGACTCCAGCTCTCCGATGTATCAGTTGTTGGTGTCCATGTCTCTGGCGTATCCGATTGGGCTGTCCATGTCTCTGGAGTGTCGTCTTGCCTATCCCAATAAAAGTATCCAACATTGCCAACAACGCCAGCAATGATTTCCCCAATTATCTCAATAGTTCGTGCATTCTGTGCGTTACCAATAGCAGTTGCTGAAGATACGCCAGACAAATCAACTATTACAAAAGTCTCGGCAATTACAGTTCCAACATCACCAGTAGACGAATTACCAGAGATCGAGACAGATACGCTATTGACTACTAAGTCAACCGCACCAGTTGACTGGTTGCCATCAATGCCAAACGCCTTGTCAACAGTACCGACTGCCGTTGTTGAGGAGACTCCAGAGATTGATACTGAGACAGATAAGCCAACAGACCCGACATTACCTGTGCCGACTACACCATCCTCTTGCTCAGACACATTGACAAGTAAGTTACCAACGGCAGTCGTTGACTCATTACCAGTCAAGGCAAAGGATGTAGCGCCACGGCTTACAGATCCTACGGCAGCCGTTGACGCATTACCTGATCCATTTGCAAAGATTGCTTCTGTAACGCTGTCTACGGCTGTTGTGGAGGCATTGCCAGTCAATGCAAAGGATGTTGCGCCACGGGTTACGCTGCCAACGGCTGTTGTTGATGAGTTACCCGTTATGTCTTTGGATGTTGCTCCGCGAGTAACCGATCCGACCGCAGTTGTGGATGCGTTATTTGTAACCGCAATTTGTGGGGCTGCAATCACAAAGCCAACCGACAAGGTTGACGCATTACCAGTCAACGTAAAGGATGTATCTCCTCTGGCGACAGAGCCAACGGCAGTCGTGGATGCGTTGTTAGTTATTGCGTTGGTACGCACCTCTGCAACGCTATCAACGGCAGTTGTAGAAGAATTGCCCGTTATGGCAAGCGATGTCTCTCCACGACTAACCGACCCGACGGCAGTCGTCGATGCGTTACCAGATATTGCTAGGGATGTTTCGCCACGACTTACAGAGCCAACGGCAGTAGTTGATGAGTTACCTGCTATGGCAACAGATGTCGCACCAGTAACGCTACCAACATTACCCGTTGCTACCGTTCCATCTTCTTGAATTGATACTGATTCTGTAACGCTACCGACAGCAGTTGTCGATGCGTTGCCTGTCAGGGCAAAGGATGTTGCGCCACGGGTTACGCTGCCAACGGCAGTAGTCGATGCGTTACCAGTAATTGCAAAGGATGTTGCGCCACGACTGACTGTGCCGACGGCAGTTGTTGAAGCATTACCTGTTATTGCTGTCGATACTACTGCGACAACAGTTCCGACATTGCCAGTTGCTACCGTTCCATCTTCTTGAATGGAAATAGTTTCTGTAACGCTACCAACGGCAGTAGTGGATGCGTTTCCAGTTAGAGCAAATGATGTAGCGCCTCGACTTACTGAGCCAACGCTAGTAGTCGAAGAATTACCAGTTAGAGCAAAGGATGTAGCGCCTCGACTTACTGAGCCGACAGCAGTCGTTGATGCGTTGCCAGATATTGCAACGGTTATGACTGGTACGACAGAGCCAACCGAACAAGTGGCTGCGTTACCGTTAGCTGTGGTAACGCCTACACCGTAAGCGCCTTGTCCATAGTTTGCACCGCCATATTTTCCATATGGATATATGGTGCTTGCATAATTACCTGACCCATAATTACCAGAGCCATAAGCAGCCATGTTGCTGCCCTCGCGTTAAGCCAAGCGGATCAAACCAGTTGATGCATCATCAATAGGCATTGTTAGTGTAAAAGTTCCAGCCGTAACGGTCTGAGAACCGAAGGTGTGGACGCTAATTGCCTTGTTTGACTGGCTTGAGTTATAGATCAATACGCAATCAAATGCAGATGTTAAGGTCACATTGGTGTATGAGATGGCTGCGTTTGGTGTTGTAAAAGCTGTTGTTCCACTTGTGCTTGGAGCTGTAAAAACTATCGTATTGCCACCTGCTGTGTAGTTAGTTCCAGAACTTGAAACTTCACCAGTTGTTGAATATGCAGTAGTTGTAGCATTGATGGTTGCAGAAGCCAAAAACAAGGCAGCCTTAAAGGTGTCGGCAGTTGTGGCTGCGCGTATAACACCCACGCCAAAATTGTGATGTCCTTTGAGTAATTCGCCCTTGAACGAAGTACACATTGCTTGAGTATTTGCCATGATTGCTTCCTTATCCTAAAGATTGAGCGACTGCTTCACCAGCCACATTGCGTTTTAGAGTCATATCGACTGAACGATGCACAAGCTCGCCTTCTAGCCAATACTCAACCCATTGAGTTGTCTCATTGTCATTGTCAATTATCCCCTCTTTTTTCTCAAGAAGAGAGTCATCCATGTCGCCTTTTGTTGTAGTAACAATAGCCATTTTTTTCTCCTAGCCTAAAGTTCTTGCGCGAGTTATCAGAACACCAGATGTTGACCCACGGTCATCAGCCTCTTTTAGTTCTTCTAGACCCGTCTTGTAGAGCGACGCCCATACCGTGATTCTCGCATCATCTTGCAGGTAAGGAGCTGCTTGCAACAATGCACCGTAGAGATAAACATCAGGAGAAGAAGTCAATAACCAGTTGGTTGTGTTCGCAGTTGATAACTTACTCAACTTTGCGTAATAGATCAACTCACCCGTATAAGTGGTGTCTGGTTCTGGGACAAAGCGGAACTGCTCACCCACAACGCTAAAGTACAACGGCTTACTTGCTGCGCTGTTCAATCTTTGCAAATCGTTCATTGCGCTGATCGTCTCAAACTGCAATGGGGTGACGGGGTTTGTGTCTAAGACAAAGGATTTTGTCTCTAAAAAATCACTTGGCGTGGCAGCGTACTCAGTATTGATTGATGCTGTGGATCGCACAATCATCTGTCTGGTGCGCAAGTTTCTCTCGATCTGAGCCTCTGCCAGACTAATGAAGTCAGGAATGGCAGTCGTCAGGTCTGTGCGATTAAGCCAGTCCCCGACCGAGGTCTTCAGTTCAGCATAGGTTGTGAGCGCCATTTTCAGCCTTTTGTGCTTTTTCTAAGTCACGCATCACCCAAGTGTGATCGTGCTTAAATTCAAATGTCCCGATGTGTCCAATCTCTTTTGAGACATCGTGATCTATGTATATTTTAAAGCCAGCAGCCTGTGCTTTACGGCAGAAGAAAACATCCTCACCAATATAGCCACGCTTATCGGTACGCCAAGGAGTCTCGAACCAAGGTTCAGTTAACGCCTCAAAGACCTTGCGCTTGATCAGCATCACGCCCATACCGATTGAGCCAACTTCCTCGATGCCTGTCGATTCTGGCATTGTGTAGATAAGTTCTCTCTCGCCATTCTCGCCATAGCGCTGTGCAGTTGGACCTGTCGGCATCCTGCGCCTTGCACAGTTCGTTGCCACAATATCTAAGTCATGCACAAGAAGTCTCTCGATCATGTCTTGCGGGAAGGTCATGTCGGAGTCAATAAATAACACATGGGTGCAGCCCTCTCTCATTGCGTCTAAACACAGATCAGCACGCTGGTTCTGAATGAGTGTGCCTTGCATAATCTTCAAGGACACCGCATCGGTTGTGTTGATCGTATGATATGCCACCATGTTCACCATACAGAAGGTGAAGTTAGCGTGAACCATGTCACGCGCTGGGGTGCATACCGCAATGTAGTTTGGGGTCATAGTTGTCCTGATCTAGTTCTGAAATACTTGTTTTCGGGGTCATTAAGCCAACGCTTCATGTAGGCTTCGTCTTCTAACTTGCCTTCAGCCTTGAGCTGGAAGTAGATAGACATCGGGATGCTGGCGACTCTGCTCCACTCGCCCCACCGAGCACGCTCATCAACCTGTGCGTACTCTTGTTTATTCTCTTCAATGATCGCAGTCACATCTTGTTGTGTCTGAATCGTTGCCTGATCTGTCTCTTCGTCGTAGTGGAAGTAACGGGTTATTCCCTGATCTTCGTCTGTGTTAAATAGTCTTTTTTCGCTCATGTAAAAAAGGGTCTGAGTTGCCCCAGACCCTTCGCTAGTTAGATCAAGAAGTGATCAAGTCAGCAGCAATGCCGTGGGCATTCTCAGCCAACACCTTGTGACCCCACTCAACGATAAGCATACGCTTCTCAGCGTCGCCAGTCTTTGCCAACTCAACTTGTTGGTATGGGCGTAACACGGTCATCTTTGCGTAATCTGGATCGATCACGAAAGCGTCACGCTCGCGTTGGAAGCGGTTAGGCACAACTTGCACATTACCGAAGTCAGACACATAAATGTCTGCTGCCCCGATGATTGTTGCAGGACGAGCACCGCCATCGATGTTGAAGCGTGAAGATGCAATACCAGCAAAGCCAGAGACGCGCTGCTTATTGACTGGACCAGTCATCAAGATTTTTGGTGTACCGCCAGCAGTCCAAACTTGTTGAATAACATTCTTCAAGATGGTCTCTGTAAAGGTACGCACATTGCCGTCGGTACGAGAGCTGTTAGGCAGAGTTGTGTACGATGGGTTAGCACCGTTGGTCTGCATATCGTAGTTAGTCTTGATATAGGCTTGCAAAGAAGCAGTACCGCGAGCAACTGAAGTGCTACCAGCAGCAGCGATAGCGCCATTAAGCATTGAGAACTCTTGATCACGCTTTAGTTCAGCGCTACGCTTGGCGATCTGGTATGCCAATTCAGATTTTCTTCCTGCCTTGTTAACTGTCTCTTCAGTAGCAGACAAGACGATTGTCTTGCGACTAATCTGCGCATAGTTTTGTAAACGCACAGTAGCAGTAACAGCATCATAAGAAGTCACATCGTCGCCTTCGAGCTGCTTGTTAGCTGCTGCTGCTGCGAGTGTGTCTGTTTGATATTCAAACAAAGAGTTGGTGATT